GGGTTGTGTGCTACGACGCTCCGTAACGATGAAGATATAAAGCCTCTTCATCATGGTCCAATATGCAACCAAGCCATGGTAAGGCAGGTGCATTCACGTTACGACCAGGTTGGACCGTCCGCAGACGCCTGGAAGGACCACGTACTCTAGTACGAGACCGTGTTCTACCGTTGTTCAGTCGGTGGGCTCCCGACGGTCCCCCGCCGGGCGGCGGGGTGTAGTGGAAGGACAGTGCACACGCGACACACTCAGAGATCACGTTCCACCATGTCCTCAATGAGAACATGACGGATCGGGACTCCGAGTGCGAAGCGAGTGCGCAAGAATGAGCAAACATCGAGCGTTTGTTTCTCATTCAGACCATAGTGCTTGTCGATATAAGACAAGCTCTCAACCCACGTGACGGGCTGTGATTTCACGTACTGGATTTTGTACGGATTGTCATCAAGGACGGTGTCACCAACTCCGACCTGACGGTCGATCCCATCTGCGTAAGCCAGCAAGATGGGGTCCCAGTTATACTGTCTGAGACCGTTGGCGATTCCTTGGATCCACTCTACACGTCTCCTCGGTGCTCTGTCAACCGTGTCACATAGCATTCTCGCAAGGAGTTTACCAGTTTTCGGGACAAGAAGAAACGTATCACCTACCGCCATAAACCGAGCTGAGCAAAAGCCGGCATCAAGCGGGTCGTAAGATGCAATCGCCTCCACCTCCATGCCGAGGCGGAAGTAACGCTTTACAATTCCGTTGGTCCAACCGAGCGCGGCGAGATCACTGTCGACCATAACAGTCACAGAATCATCGCCACACACGATCGAAACCCACCGCTTCCGTTCGCCATGAATGTAGAGTTTCATGGCCATATTGGCAGCGGTGTCGCCAGCAGAGGTGTCTGACCACCCAGACTGCATGGCGGGTACGGTGGCATGCTTCGTGCGCAACCTGCTGCGGCCAAAGTTGGTGGGAGTGCTACCATCATGATGGCGTCCACGACGGAGCATCA